TGCTGTAATATATATATATATAGTGTCCGATCAACTTTTAAAAAATTTGACTTTTGTATTGACTTTTATAACTCGTCCTTATGTAATGCAGATATGGAAACAGTACAATCTATTTATGCAAGATTAAAATCTGCAGATAACAAAATACTATGGGCGTTTGCTCAAGAACTATATGCTGCTAATAAAAAATTAGATAAAGTAAAAGAAAAAACAAAACCTGTTAAAGAATCTATTATTGATTTAAAAGATAAAGAGGGTTTACGTACAACAGTATTAGAACATTTATTTGCTGAGTCTGCTAAAGGTAATGCACAGGCATCAGATAAATTAGCAAGGATAGCTGGATTAGGAGAAGATAAACAAGATATAATTATAGAAGTAGTAAACTATAAACCACAGAAAGCAAAAAAATCGAAGCCCATGAAATAATTAGACTTATACCACACCTGATGTATATGGAATGTGGTAATTGTAAAAATTACTTTTTTACTGTAGATATAGAGGGATATAATGATCCTTCATATTGTCCATATTGTGGGGTTGAGTTTGAGTTTGAATATGAAGTATAAAGTAAAAAATAAAAGCTGTGAAGAATGTTGTTGTATAGACTCAGAAGATAATCCAATTATTGAAGAACTAAATGAAAGTGGAGAAGTAATTAAACATATATGTATGATGTGTTATGCAGAATCCATTATTTAAAATTAAACATTGGAACTCTTAATATTAAGCAACCAATACCAGATAATAAACAAATACTAAACAAATATATATATTGAAAATTAGAATACCAACTATAGAACCTAGAGATTATCAAGTGCCTTTCTTAAAAGCATTTGATAGTGGCATACAATATTCTGTTATATCGTGGCATAGACGAGCAGGTAAAGATGTAACTTCATTTAATGCTATGATAAAACGTGCTATACAAACAGCAGGCAATTATTATTACCTATTTCCCACCAGAGCATGGGCGCAAAGAGCATTATGGGATAACATTTGTGAATGGGCTGAGGGTAAAAAACTAATAGATTTACTCTGTCCCCCAGAAATAGTGCAAAGAAAAAACAATTCAGATTTTTTTCTTGACTTAATTAATGGTAGTAGAATAAAGATTGACGGAACAGACAACTTAAACTTTGTAGGGCAAGGTGGATCAGGATATGTATTATCAGAGTTTTCTCTGCATAAAGAAGAAGTATCAGGATTTCTTGCACCTATCTTAACTGAGGGCAATGCATTTGTTATATTTAATGGAACATTGCGAGGAAAATCAAATCATCTATGGAGATTATATGAAAATAATAAAGAAAATAAAAACTGGTTTACACAATGGTATCAACTATCTGATACCAAGACTGCATACTGGATTGGAGATAACATTGAAATTAATAAAGAACTTTCTGGCTTGGTTAGTCCGTATGATAATAGACCTTATAAAAATATTCAAGAAGATATTGACTCAGGTATTATATCTTATTCTATGGCTCGTCAAGAATATCTCAACGAAGCTGTTTCGCAAGTAGAAAATAGTTACTATGGGCATGAACTTGAAATTTTAAAAAACGAAGATAGATATGGAACTTTCGATATTGGAAATGGGAGTGTATTTACTTTTTGGGACTTGGGTACTTCTGATGCTACAGCCATAGTATTTGGACAAGTTGTAGATGGTAAACCTATAATTATAGATTATCATGAATCTAGTGGTAAAAAAATTGAAGATTATGCAGTAGTAGTTAATAGTAAAGGCTATAAATATGGTGGACATTTTGCACCTCATGATGTATCTAAGCGTATGTTATTTGGTGATCTTGTTACTAGAGCAAAAGAAGTAGGTATAAATTTTAGACGTGTACCCAAAACCAACTCGGTGTTGCAAGATATAGAAATATGTCGTAGAATGTTTAAAGATATATACATACATAAAAGATGTGAAGATTTAGTAGAACATTTAGCATCATATAGAGAAGGAGCTAGTGGTAAACCTGTACATGATAAACATTCTCATGGTGCTGATGCATTTAGAACTATGGTTATGGGTATACATTTAAACCTAGTTCAATCATATTTAAATACAGGAAAAGAAATTAAGTTACCAAATACAGTAGGAAAGGCAGAAGGATATGTCGATTGGAATGCCGATACAAATAGCGAAGAGCCATTATGGAAAAGATTTCGAGAATCTAATGGCTTATTACCTAATTAATGGTGTAGTATATAGTGATGATCGTGTATTTGTTATGGCAATGCGTCATAATAAAAATCAACTATTAAAAAATAAAGAAAATCAACTTGACAAACTAGATTCATGGTATATACATTATGCAGCAGGGGATATTTTACGTCTATTTGAAATCGCACCTTACGAAATGGAATGGGCTATATTTGAACGAGGTAAAGATAAACCTCTTAAATGTTATAAGGTAGATAGAATTAGGAGATTATTTTATGGGAGGGAGAAGCAGACCACCAGCACCACCAAAAATTGAACCAACACCACCACCAGTTGAAGATATATCAGCAGCATATCAATCTCCAACTATGCGTCAAGAAATAGCCAGACGACAAAGACGTGGTGCATTTGTAACTCGTGGACAAACATTAGGAAAAAGTGGAGAAGTTCTTGGTGCATCTCCTGTTGAATTAGCTAATGTAAGACAAGCCACAGGAACAGATCAACCTGAAAAAGAATTAACATTAGAAGAATTTACTAAACAAAATCCTGTAACAGTAAAAACAGGTATGCCTTCAGGAAGAAAAGCAAAACAAAAACAATTAGAAAAAAAACAATATGAAGATTATCTTAAAAAATTAAAAAAAGAACAAGAATCATTTAAACCTGCTACTAAAGGACAAACAATATAATGGACGCTAAATCTTTAATTAAAATGTATAATCGTGAAAAATCTAGTTCTGAACGTAGTAATTTTAATGATATATATGAAACCTGTGCAGATTTTTGTAATCCAAAAGCAGATGATATTCAAACCACAAAAAGTGCTGGACAAAGAACTGATCCTCAAAGAGTTACAGATATTGGTATAAAAGCAAGACGTATGTTTACTGCTGGCATGATGTCACATCTTTTTCCACAAGGACAAAATTGGATACGAGTAGTTACTGTTGATCGTGATCTTATGAAAAATGATAATGTTATTCGTGCATTATCTTCTGTATCTAAAAAATTTATTAGAGCTATAGAAAACTCAAACTTCTATGAAGAAATGGGACAATGTATTGATCATTGTGGATATATTGGAACAACATTACTTTATTGTGAATCAGATAAACGAAACTTAATTAATTTTAGATCACATTATATTAATCAGTTTTATTTTTGTGAAAATTATCAAGGTGTAATTGATACTGTTATTCGTGAATTTAAACTAACAGCTAGACAAGCAGTTCAGCAATTTGGTGAAAATTGTTCACAAAGTATTCGTGATGAAGCAGAAAATGTAACAACACAAACAAAAGAACATCAATTTATACACGTTGTTATGCCTAGAAGTGGATATACTCCTAATACAGATAAGAAAGAAGATAAAAAAGTTGCATCAATTTATGTTAGTTTAACTACAAAAGAAATAGTAATGGAATCAGGATTTGACGAAATGCCTTATTCTGTTGGTCGTTTTTATAAAACAAACTATGAAAAGTATGGTAGAAGTCCTGCATCAGAAGTAATTAACACACTTCCTATGATAAATAGAATGGAAGTAGCTCGTATTCGTGGGGCTGAAAGAGTATCTAATCCACCTTGGTTAGCACCAAATGATGGTAGTGTTAGAAGAATATCTAATGATCAAGGCTCTATAATTTATTATAATGCAGGTAATCCATTATCTAAACCTGAACAATTAAGACCAATGGATAATATAGTTGTTAATGATGCAATGATACAAAAAAAAGAACAAGAGGTATTAGATGCTTTTTATATTCCATTATTCAATCCATTAATGAATAAACAAAATATGACAGCATTTGAATCACAAGAAAGACTTAACTTATCATTACAGTTTCTTACTCCTGCTGTAAATAGAATAAATAAATATTTTGTAAAACCATCACTTGAAAGAGCATTTGCTATTATGTTGAGAAATGGACAGTTTCCTGAATTAAAAATAGAAGAGTTATCAGAAGCTAGTCTTGATTTTGATTTAGTAGGTAAAGCATCTATAGCATCAAGACAAATAGAATTATTTGGTACAATGACTGCTGTTCAACAAATGGCACAGATAGCACAATTAAAACCAGAAATATTTGATAATTTAAATCCTGATAAAGCAGCAAGATTTATTCAAGAAGTAAATATGATGCCATTAGATTTACAATTATCAGAAGATGAAGTACAAGAAATAAGAGATGCAAGAGCTGAAGCTGCTGCTGCACAACAAGAAGCACAGTCTGCACAAGTATTAAGTGATGCATATGCTAAGACAAGAAAAGCTCCTGAAGAAGGTAGTGGTGCAGAATTTGTACAACAATTAGTTAATCAAGCAGAAGAGGGATAATGGATATAATTGATAAAGTTACCTACGATTTTGAGTGGGATAACGAGAAGGATTTATCAGAAGAAACTAGACGTGCTTTTGTAAACCTTTTTGATATAGATAATAATAATGCTTTACTTGTTATTAATTTTTTAATAGGTATATGTAAATGGCAAGATCAAACAGAATATAATGATCCTGTTATTGAAGCAAAGATGAACGCATTAAGAAATGTAATATTAAGTATTAAAAAACAAATTAATATGAAACCCATAGAGGAGGTCACTAATGAGTGAAGAAGAAGTAGTAGAAACTACTGAAGAAGTAGTTGAAGAAGTTGCAGAAGAAACACCTGTAGAAGAATCATCAGAATCATTTGTTGATAGTATGTTATCACAAATTGATAATGAGGATATTAAATCAGCAGGATTTTGGAAAAACCTAGAAGGCAAAGATGCTAATGAAGTTGGAAAGTATATTAAAGAACTTCAAAGTTTTGCAGGCAAAAAAGGTGATATACCTAAATCAGATGCTACACAAGAAGAATGGGATTCTTTTTATGAAAAACTAGGAAGACCATCTGACATTGAAGGGTATGACTTTACTGTTGGCGATGAGTTTACTGAAATTGTTGGCGAAGAATCTAAACCTTTTTTTGAAGATGCAGTTGAAGAGTTTAAAAAAGAAATTTTTAAAATAGGTGCTACTGCAGATCAAGCTGAAAATTTAGTTGATTGGTATTTAGGTTTTGTAGCTAACAGCATTGAAGAAGATAATAAAGCTGTTGAAGAAAATATGCAAGCTATGGAAACTGAACTTCGTAAAGAATGGGGTGACAGTTATGATGGCATGATGAATGGTATTGAAGTTATGCTTGAAGCTAATGGTATGCCAAAAGAAAATATTGAGTTTGCAAAAGAAGCTGGTTTATTAAAAGACCCATCATTTGCAATTACATTAGGAAGAATAGCTACTAAATTTGGAGATGACCCTGAAATAGGACATCATCAAACAAGCACAATGGCTGGTATTCGTGATCAATTACATGATGTTGAACAAGAAGTATTAGGATATATTAAAACAGGTAAACAAATTCCTAAACATATATCAGACAAACGTATAGATTTAATGAATAAATTAGGTGAAGATTTATAATAATTTTTACTTGACAAAAAAAAATTACTTTAGTAAAAGTTTTTTTAACGAAAGAGACAACCTATTTTTAGAACTCTGTAAGTTAGCGTCAACCCAGACGTAAACTGGCAGGCAAGACCTCCTTTGGAGATAATCAGAGCCGATTAGTCGTGTAAATTAATTAGCCAATTATTAACAAAGGAGATATAAAATGGCTTCAACTAGTATAACAACTGCGTTCGTAAAGCAGTATGGTGCTACACTAGATTTACTTACTCAAACAATCGGTGGTAAATTTAAAGGCACTCACCTTGAAGAATCTATTGAAGGTGAAGAAAAATATTACGATCAGTTAGGATCAGTTATTGCTGACGAGGTTACTTCTCGCTATGCTGATTCTCCTGAAAATGACATATCTCACGACAGACGTAGAGTAGTTGCTACTGCGTATGACGTTGGATTAATGTTAGATAAGTTCGATAAAGTACAAATGCTGATCAATCCTGAATCAGAATATGTACAGCAACAAGTAACTGCACTAATGCGTAAGTATGACATTGAGTTCTTAAAAGGACTATTCGGTACTTCACAAACTGGTAAAACAGGAAGTGGTACTGCTGTTCTAGATGCTGACAATAAAATTGCTCACAATAGCACAGGTCTTACTATTGCTAAAATTGCACAAGCAAGAGAAATTTTAGAAACTGGTGGTGTTGATCTTTCTGACCCATTAAATAAACCATATCTTGCTGTAAGTCCTAAGTCATTACAAGACTTATTAACTGATACAACTGCTGCTTCTATTGACTATAACAATGTTAAGTCTTTAGTTAATGGCGACATGAACACATTCTTTGGGTTCGAGATTATTAAATCTAATCAGTTACCATTTGTAAATGATGCAGGCGCTCCTGCAGGAACAAATCACATTGCAAACCTTTCTTGGGGTGCATCTGATGACTTACCTGTAGCTGCTAGTGGTGGTGGAACTGCTGCAAATATCAGAGGTTGTGTTGCATATACACGATCTGCCGTACGTCAGGTTACTAATCCTTCTATTATGACAGAGATTAGCAAGCGAGACGATAAGAGATTTAACTACTATGCTTACTCTTGCATGAGAACAGGTGCTGTTCGTATGGAAGAAAAGAAAGTTGTTCAAATCGGTGTTAACGAAGCTGCATAAGGGGGATACTTAAATGGGAAATCAAAACTCAACACAAATTATTGAAGTGTATGGTGGAACTGCTGGTGCAACAGGTGTAGATGCTATTACTGCATCAAGCCCTAAAGATGGTGTGCAAAAGTTGTTTAACTCAAATACTAATGCAGTTGATATTAAAACTGCAAAGTTCGATGTTACTTCAGCTTCTGCTGCCCAAGACACATTCCAATTAACAGTATTACCTGAAGGTGCAGTTGTTCTTAATGCAACTTTACAAACTAGTGCTGCTTTAGGTAGTACCAGTAGTACAAGAGTCAATTTTAAAATTGATGATGTACAAATTGGAACTGCTGATAGCACAGGTGCTATAAACTCTGGTGCTGTTACAGTACATTCAGGGTGGGATCAAGCACCTGTAGCTGCTACAGGAATTGGTCTTGTTACTCTTGTAGTAAGTGGTGCAAACACAGTATCTGGTTCGGTCAATCTTACTGGTCAAATCTTTTACTATGTTGCTGTATAACAAGTAATTCAGTAGGCGTTTAACTTACCTTCTCGGTTATTGTAAGTCCTACATTTTTTTTAAAGGAAAATATGGCTTTATCTAAAATAGATATATGTAATCATGCACTTCTTAAAGTTGGTGCAGACACAATTGCTTCACTTGATGTAGCACAAGCAACAACAGACCCAACAATTTTTTCAGCTAAACTTTGTAATATATTTTTTGATCAAGCATTAGTTGAAACATTACGACTATATCCTTGGAACTCTGCAACTAAACGAGTTCAACTTACTAGACTAGCAGAAGCACCTGCTTTTAAATATTCATTTAAATATGCATTACCTGTAGATTTTGTTAGAGTAATTAATTTATATGATTCTAAAGAAGCGTATGATGATGGAACAGAATGGTCTATAGAGTCAGGAGAAATACTTACAAATTATGATGCAGCTTATTTAAAATATGTAGCTAAACCAGAAGATGTAGTTATGCTTGATGCATTAGCACAACAAGCAGTAATATGTTCATTAGCTATAAAACTTGCAGTACCTATGCAATTAGATGAAAAACTTAAAAATAATTTAGTAACAGAATTACAAACAATAATACTACCTGCTGCTCGTAGTATTGATACAATAGAAAATAAAAATTGGGATAACGAAGAAAGTAACTTTCTTGTATCAAGAAATTATAGTTCACCAATAATATAGGAGAAAGTTTTGGCTATAAGTTATATACAAGCATTTAATGCTGGAGAACTTTCTCGAAAAATAGATGGTCGTTCTGATTTAAAAATGTATGAAACTGGCTGTCGTGATTTAGATAACTTTTATGTTTTATTTGGTGGTGGAGTAGAACGAAGATCAGGCACAGAGTTTATTGCTAAAACAAAAGGCACAGCAGGATCAGGTGCATCTAATGGTGACAAAAAAGTAAAACTAATTCCTTTTGATTTTTCTGCTGATACTAATTTTATTATTGAAGTTGGTGTTGGATATATTAGAGTTTATAACTCAGATGGAAGTCAAGTTAGTGATGGAAGTATTTCTGGTATTACTATTCCTTATACTGAATCTGAATTAGATACTATACAATTTATTAGACGTTTTGATACATTAATATTAACACATGAAAACCATGAGCCAATTAAAATAGTTCGTGATACCATTGCACCTACTTTTGTAGCATCAGAAATTGAATATGTTTATCCACCATTATTAGATCAAAATATTACTGCAACAACAATCACACCTAGTAATACTACAGGTAGTATAACATTAACTGCATCTGCATCTTTATTTGAATCAGGTCATGTTAATTCAATATGGGCTATAGATCAGATTAGAACATCAGGACAAAGAACAGTTACACATACTAGTAGTGCTACAGGAGTAACTAATACTTCTGAATTAGATGTTAGTTTTTCTAATTTTTCTGTTACTACAAGTGGTACTTGGAAAGGTAGTGTTATCTTACAAAGAGATATAAATGATGGAAATGGTTTTGTTGATTTTGTTGTGCTTGGTAATACATCAGGTGGTACATCAGCAAACTTTTCTTTTAGCTCATCTGTAGCTCAAGATGGTAATACACAAATTAGAGTTCAACACGATTTAGATAGTAGTAGTGGTGGTACAATAGAAATAACTATAACTACTGATAGTTTAGCACAAAAAGGATTAGTTAAAATTACAGGATTTACAAGTGCAACACAAGTTAATGCAACTGTTGTATCTGATTTAGGAAGCACTAATGCTACAACAAATTGGTCGGAAGCAGCATTTAGTGATGCTAGAAAATTTCCTGTTGCTGCAGAATTTTATCAAAATAGATTATTTTTTACAGGATCACAAGCAGAACCAGCTACAGTATTTGGAAGTGTATCAGGGGATATATATAATTTTTTAACAGGTACAACTTCTGATATGGCTATTAAACGTACAGTAGATACACCTGAAGAAGCACAATATCTTATAGCAAAAGGAGATTTGTTTATGGGTACTGATGGTGGTACTGTATCAATAAACTCTGTAGATAAAGATGCTTTAGTAACAGCTTCTAATATTAATACACAAATACAAAACTCTTATGGATCAGCAAATGTTCAAGCAGTTGTTGCTAATGATGTAGTTGTATATGTACAACGTAATGCATTAAAGTTAAGAGAACTTATTTATAGCAGAGAAGCAAATGTATTTGTTGGTAATGATTTAAATATATTAAGTGAAGATATTACAAAGGGTTCAGATAATCTTGGTATTACAGAAATGTTTGTACAAAAAAATCCTGAACAAATTATATGGTGTATTAAAAATGATGGAACAGCTTGTATACTCACTTATGATCGTATGCAAAAACTTATGGGTTGGTCTAATATAACTACTACAGGTACAATTATTAGTGGAGCTACTATACCAGCAAGTGGAGAAGATTTAGTATATCTTTGTGTTAATCGTGGTACAAATGCTTCACCTATATACTGTATAGAAAAATTTGCAACTAGGTCTAGTTTAGATTTTTATGTAGATAGTGGTGTAAAAGCTACAGGTTCTAATATTACATCTGTTAGTGGATTAAATCATTTAGAGGGTAAAACAGTACAAGTAATAGCAGATGGTAACTTTCATTCTACACAAACTGTATCTAGTGGAGCTATATCTATAGATAAACAATCAAGTACAATTATAGCAGGTTTATCATTTACTTCTACATTAAGACCTATGCCACTAGAACCACAACTTGTTGGTAGATTATCACAATCAAGAGTAAAAGCTGTATCTAAAATTATAGTTAGATTTTTAAATACTAAGGGCGCACAAGTAGGAGAACAAGGAAATCAATTAACAAACTTTCCTGTATTAAAAACAACTGATCCTGCTGGTCAAGCTATTACACTTAAAACAGGGCAACAAAGATTTTTTGTAGGTTCTAATTATGAAAGAGAAAAAGTTATTGAAGTTAAACAGGATTTACCCTATCCTATGACAGTATTAAGTATAGCAACAAATGTAGATGTGGAGGGATCGTAGTGATAACATTAGCAGGATCAATGGCATTTCAAGCAGGAGCATCACTAGCTAGTGGATTGTTTGGCAGAAGTGCAGCTAAAAAACAAGAAAGAACAGCTAGAGCAATGGCTCGATATAATGCTAATGTTATTAGACAAAATGCTAAAGCTGAAGCAGATGCTATTGAATCTAATTTAGGAAACTTAATTAAAGGTCAAAGAGAAATACAAGCATTACAACGTATGAGTGTAGCAAGTCGAGGTGGCACATTAGAGGGTACAGATTTACTTACATTAATAAATCAAAGAAAAGAAATGCAATTAGATAATTTAGAATTGTTAAGACAAAGAGATATAGCACTTATTACTGGAGAACAAAAAGCACAAAGTGCAATTTTCCAAGGGCAACAACAAGCAGCAATAGCTAGAGCGCAAGGTCAAGCAGCATTAGCTAAAGGTGTATTAGGTGCAGCAAGTGTTGGTGTAAATTATAAAATAGCAGAAGCACAACAATTAATATAAAGGTTAGTATAATGGCAATAGGGTTACCAAAATATAAACGACAAACTCAAATATCTGGAACAGGTACAGCTCAAGTTATTGATCCTAGTTTAGCTATAAAAGCTGCTGGAGCAAGTGATGAAGTTGTATCTGAAATAGCTGCATCTGCTACTAAATTAGCTAATCCAATAATTGAATTAGAACAAAAAAAATATAAAGCAGATCAATACAATCTTCAATCAGAATTAGAAACTCAAAAAAGAATAGCAGATGCTATGTATAAAAAATATAGAGAAACTAATCCTAATATGTATCAAGATTGGTTAACTGAAAATGATAAAGGTTATGCTAATTTATTAACTGAATATGCTGAAATAGGTCAAGACCCAAGATTAGATAAATTTCCAGATTTAAAGAAAAAAATAAATATTGCAATAAAATATGGATTAGAAGAAAATCAAGCGATAGCTGAATTTGATAGTATTGCCAAAACACAAGAAATAGGAAAAAGTAATTTTAATACTCAGTATGATGAATTTATTACATTAGGTAATATAGAAGCAGCTAATGAATTAGTAGACGTAACAAAAAATGCTGGAATTATTTCAGATAAAGAAGCTATGATAAAAAAAATAGAATTTCCAAGATTAGTTAATGAAAAACAAGCAACAGACCTTGCTTTCAAAAATCCTTATGAATTTATGAAGATAGCTGATGAACAGTTATCAGGTAAAAAAGTAACTTATGAATTTCTTGGAACAGATAAATTAACTACTTTAAGAAAATCAGCACAAGCAAGTTGGAATAGTAATGCTGCATTAGTTACTGATAATTTATGGGAAAGAGTATATGATGCTGCAAGAAATAATAATGTTACAGAATTAACTATAATTGCTGGAGAAGCATTAAAAGCTGATCAAAATAATACTATTAAAGCAAAAGAAGCTCAATCTATTTATAAATTTGCAATAAATCCTTTTTCAAAAGAAGATGAAGTTATAGTTCCATTAAGTATTCAAACTGATTTATATACTAAAGTAAGTGCTTATACTACTGAAAATGATCCAGAAAATAATATATATTTAAGTT